CTCTATTAGAGCTAGAAGGGGCTGCAATACAATTACACTTAGATTCCTCCTCTACGGCAGAGATTTTGATAGATGCTGCAGTAGGAGATCCCATACTCACATACGCTTTAGCTGGTGTAGATAAATTTACAATAGGTATAGATGCCCCATTTTCAGTAAAAACTTTTTCATCTAAATCATATACAATCCCATCCGATCTATCTCCCAAAAGAGTTCTACTCCATTGTGGTATATCTAAGGACTCTTTTCCTATATAAGCATCATCTGACCCAGAATTAGGGTTGAATTTAGATAACTCATTCCAACTCTGTTGTGAAAAATTATAAGCGAAGGTTTTGTTGTCTGTTAAAAATGTTATAATATAAAACCGTTGCCCTCTGATCTGTGTAGTAAACCCAAAGGAATTTTTAGGATTAGTTAAATTATCTAAATCCACTTGTATATCGTTAGATAACGTAATGATTTTATTTGTATCAAGAGATACTATTCTATTCTCATCCGATAACCACACAAATAAATCATCTGTAATAGCAGTGAATGTATCTCTAGAGAGCGCCCCTACGTTGATAAACCTATTTTTGTTAGGTGCAAAGGGTGCTACACCATCATTAAAGAAAAACTCTATAGAGCGAGAAGATAATACTATTATATCTCTCTTGTTTGTAAATAACAGTAACTTCTCGTCTTCAAAAGCATTTGCGCTAATAAAGTTTCCTACTGAGAAATTTGTTGGGTCTCCCACATTAGATATTGTTAATTGTGTTTCTTCTAAAGCAATAAGAAAAGTATCAAAAAATACAATACTGGACGCTAATGTGGGGGCATTTGTTCCGGTGATGGGAATTAGTGTGTTTCCAATTACAGAAAAAACTCTTGATCCGTCCGCTATAAACAAAGTAGTAGCATCTTCCGCAAATGAGGGCTTGCTTAATCCGGATAAAGATCCACCCAAAAGAGTTTGGCCCCCGCCTTCCGATAAGAGATATACAGAGGTACCAATTACCGCAATTACCACATTAGTTTTTTTCCAAAAATATAAAGCTCGAATAGGTAAAGTATTCCCAGTATCTCTAAATACCGTTAATCCTGGAAATTGTCTAATAGCTCCTACACCATCTACATATCCATTTCTAAGAATATTTAAAGAGGGAGTGGGAACTGTAGAATCATTATGTTTTATTAACTTTGTTGCTAAAGGTACTTTAGTCCAAGTCATAACTCATCCCTAACATAGTTTACATATCTGGACATTTGTCTGATTTATATTCGCTCCCAAAAGATCTAGGTTTCCTCCTGAATTTTGATTTGCTACAATCTCTACATACTCGGTACCCACAAACCTAAATATAAGAGAGAAATTAACAAGCTCATTTGAGGATGCATCTGGGCCATTCTCTCTAAAACTTGCTAGTGTTACGGAACCATCTTGTCGGATACTAACACTTCTTGTTCCTGTTGCATTATTATCGAATTCAACTACTCCACTAATTAAATAAGTACCTGCATCCGAGATAGTTAATCTTGTATTATTTGATGAATTGCTGTGCATTGATCCAAAATCAAAATTCTCTGCATCAAATTGAATAGCGGTTGCCACTCCGGTAGAAATAGTTTGGCTTGAATTTCTAAATATTTGTGCTCTAGGTTGATTATCTATCGTTACATCTGCTAGAAAAGTAGCAGAGCCGGCAATATCACCATCCCCACTAAGATCTAGGTTTGCATTTAAGTTTAATACCCCATTATGGGTTGTGGCTCCTGTAAATGTAGATGTACTATCCACAGCTAAAGTACTTTTCATAGTAACAGCTTGCCCAGAAGTAATTTCTATTGCTGTATTTGTTTCTGGTGAGCCACTTGCTGCGATTTTTAATTTATCACTATCAGTGTCATCTATACCTATTGTAAATTTATCTACACCAGCTAAAGCGTATGTGAGTATGGGATCTCCTACTGCAGCATCTATCAAAATCTCTGCCGTAGAGGAGGAATCTAAGTGTAATTGTATTGCAGCCCCTTCTAGCTCTAATAGAGCCAAGTCCCATATTTCCATTATCTTTAACTCTTAAAATCTCTTGCCCATTGGCAGAAGCAACAACAAAGTCTGCTTCATTACTTGCCCCTGAGGGTTCTACAAAACCAATACCCCCATCAGAGCTTCCTACCCTAAACCCGATACTAACATATCGATTGGAGTCTGTATTTGTATTTCGGATATGTGTAGTGGGGTTGTCAGACAAATCGACTGCTGTGTAAGCTGTAGCACTAGTTTGTTCCACATTAAATAGAGAAGCTGCACGGGTAGGGGTTGCGGTTCCTAGTGAAACAACTCCCCCACTATCGATATGTAATTGCGATGCGCCATTTGTAAACAGCCTCATAGAGTCATCTGCGTGTTGGTATTTAATTTGCCCAATTGTTTGTGAACCACTATCTGCAAAATTTATAATGGAGGATTTAGTAGCCTCAACAACTTCTAAAGTGGCTATAGTGTCTCCACTACTTTCTACTAAATGTAACTTTGTTGCAGCAGACGCCGTGCCAACCCCTAATCTGCCGTTAGTACCTAGTCTAGCTCTTTCCGTAGCAGTATCTTCATCTACGTTTCCCGTTTGAAATATAATATCATTTACCGATTGAAAAGAAAGCTCATTGCTACTATCTATAACTGTCATAGCCCCTTTGGGGGTTCCACCAACACTAAGCGATACGCCTATATTTCCATTTACTTCTATATCAAGAACAGAAGAACTGTTAGGGGTTATTGTACCTACACCCACAACATTATTTGTAGAATCTACGTGAAAAGTGGGGGAATCTACAGTGAAATCCCCTGCTAAGGTAAGTCCTGCTGAGAACGTTATGGCATCAGCAAAGGTATCTCTAAAAAATACCATATCATCTTTTTCTGCTAGAGTGATAGTGTCTGCGCTATTCCTCACCCTAATACGATATACTCCATCTAAGAATACATCATCATCTCCATCTGTAACTGTATAAGGTTGTACTAGAGGTGTGGTTTCTGCTGCATCGCTCCAAGCTGTCTTATCTGTAGTTGTTCCTGTAATATAAAAGAATATCTTTAGTCCTGAAACAGTAGAGAGATCCGCATCCTTTAGAAAAGATCTTACATTAAATTGTTGTGCTTTTGCCATAATTTATTATTCCTTATACGTCCCACATATCATAAGCACCTAAAGCGTGATTATCTTCATCTAAGGGTTTGTGATATGCAATTAGTTTCTTTAAGAATATATTTGCTTTATTTGTAATTCCAGGTAACCTCTTTAAAGTATCCTTAATGTAGCAAATGTGTTCCGCTAAACTCCATATTAAGGCTTGGTATTCGTGAGTATTGAAATCTACTGCGACATCTGTCTCAGTTTCGGTTACATTAGATTGTACTAAATATCGTAAGGTACTATTTGCATCGTTAGGAATTGGAAACACATACAATATTGGGGGGGTTTTATATTCTATCCATATAGCTCTTACATCTGTTGCTTCGTCGTCCTTATCCCCAATTCTAGAATATTCATCATAGGAAATAAGTTCCACCCTAGTATCTTCTCCTAGTCTTGTTACATAAGCTTTTAGCACCCTATCCCCTACAGACAATGTATATGTCGGTGTAGAGGCAGATAAGGCTTGTGTGGCCCAATTTAACTTAGTTAATCTAATTCCATCTTGTTGCCATTGATTGATAATAATATTTAAATGTGCTGAGATTTCTTCGATCTCATCCGAAACGAAAGCAGAAAAAGAAGCTCCGGCTATTTCGGAAGCTCTTTTAATTATATCGTTTCTAGTTTGTGAAAATGCCATTATATTGTTGTGTCCTCTAATACTAGCTCGGCTGTAATAACAGCTTTAGTATTTGCTTGGGAAGCAGTTGCTGAAAATCTTAAATCTGCTTTTTCGGGTAAAGCTGCTATAACCTTAAATGGAAATCTGGTGAATGTTTCAAAACAAAATACAACTCCTAGATTTAACCAAGAAGTGCTTCCGAAAGTTCTAGCTAAAATCATCATCTCTATATCTTCATTTTTAGGAGCATTTAAAGAGAATGCTAAGGCCCAAGCTCGTTTGTTTAGGGGAATAGTAAAATTTCCTGTAAAAGAGTTATATCTTTCTGCGGGGATAAGTCCCTGAACTGTTGAGCCGGATGTTTCTGTTATTGTTATATTTCCATCGTTCTTTGCTAAAGATCCTGCGCTAAAAACAGCGAATTGCCTGATTCTAATGTACGTATTAGCTAATGTTACTGGTGTTGTTCCGTTTAAAGCCACTACCTCTAGTATTTCTAAAAAACTAGAGTCTAAACCGAATACTATAGCAGTCTGTGCTCCGGTACCTGCAAGTGTGTCGTTTGTGGATACACTTACAATTTCGTGTGTTTGTGCAGAGGTTAGATATTGTAGCTCTCCTCCTGGATCCCAAATATCTGTAAAACCACCACTTGATAGACTTGTGGTTTGTCCAGCAATTTGTAAGACTGAAAACTCTGCATGCTGTCCATCGGCTATTCCAATGTCGCTCAAGACTCCGTTAAAGTCTCCTCTATCTGTATGTCCAAAGACATTGAAAGTCACCGATGGTCTCCTATTCTAAACGTCGTCGAATGTTGTTACTATTGCTGCTGCTGTTAGTGTTGCTGGTACTGAACTTCCTGAAGTGTCTGTAAAAGCTGATGCTGCTGATGCTGTTAGACTATTCTCTGCGGATCCTGTGTCAGCTGTAGAACATCTAGAAGCTGTAAAACTTGATCCAGGACATTCGTGGGTATGGGCATCGTAGATAGCTTTAAAGTCAGCTAGTGATGTTCCTATCGCTAATAGTTCTGTACGGCTAGTTGCGTGGTCTGTTCTAAACTCATCTATCAAAGCCTTTATTTCTACATAGAAAGCATGAATATCTTCGTATAACTCTCCTCTAGGGGATACGTTTGCCATTTTTATATTCCTCCTTATGAATCCAGTTTAAGAGTTTCCATATCAACATATAAATTAAATATGGCAGTATCTAAATTGTTATTTGGGATTACGTCTATAACGCCTGCTGAAGGATAGTGTTTTCCTTCATCCAAACTATATGCATCTGTAGCTGGTTTAGAACTTACAAGTGTTCCTACTGCTGCATTAAGATCAACAGTATTGTCCCACCCGTTTGTATCACCCGCATCTCCAAGATCTATTGTCCCAGTTCCACCCTCTGCTATGACCACTTCTTCCCTAACTTGGTGGACAATAGTGTCAGCGGGGATTGAAAATATGGGATAAACATCTGAGGTGTTCATATTATGTTTTGATGTGTCTATAACTCTTTTGTAGGTCTTTCGGTGTCCAGGTCTAAGTCCTGGGGTCGCTTGTAAATCTGTAAAAAAAGTATCTCTTGCCATTTCATTTCCTCCGTTTAATTGAAATACCCTCCCGAAGGAGGGCATAAATTAGGTTTAGATTAATCCTGCTCGTGCTACTACACCAGTAATAATACCTAAATCCTTACTACCAGTATCTTGTGTCTTTAAAGTACCGTAGATGTACTTGTAAGCCATAGCTGAGAAGTCTTTCCAGTCATCTTCTACTTTCCATACGTCAGGTTTCATTCCCCAAGCGGTAAGTAAAGCTTGTTTGCCCATTAAGTACATATCTCCACCAGCAACGTCTGAACCTGGCCCTGCATTGGTAAAGGTTCTTACTTTTTCGTGAGAGATGATAAGTACACCGTCAAGAAGAGCAATAGATCCTTTAAAGAATGGATTATTTTCGCCCCTAACGTGAGCTTCCCGAATTGCTTGAGCATACTCAGAATTGTTTTTAAGATCATACTCTGCAACCTCCGAAGGCATAAGAAGAATGTAGTCTACGCCTGGCATATCTAATTTAGCTATTTTACTTCTAGCGTTATCTCGTCCAGTCATTGCAGCTACTTTCATAGCTCGTATGATTTTAACACCGATAGTATCGGAAGCAGTTATTGCAGCTCTTGCAGTTGCATAAGTTGCTGTATGCTTAATAGTACCTGCGTCACTGTAATAACTATTAGAAGGATCGGTTAAAATTAGTGCATCGAATAAATCTTGGTCTAAATCGTCTGCTACTTTACTAGAAATAACATCTAACATTTCTGAGTCTTGCTCGAAAGCAGTTCGTAGTTTAGAAATACCTGATTTAACCTGTACGGCATCTTTTTGTTCTACTAAAAGAATTTGATTGTTAGTAAAGGTCATACTTCTTGCATTACCCTCTAACGTATCGTTTTCTCCTAGAGGAGTACCTGTAACGGTTGCTCTAACAGGAACGTTAATAGTGTCCCCACTACCACCTGTTAATACGTGTTCTTCTAGAACTTTAACTGAATTTAGTTGTGCAAAAATAGATCTGTCGTATGCTTCTCGCATAACCTTTTCAGACCATACTTTCCTAGTTGAAGCGTTATTTGTATTGAAACTTGTTTGTGCCATTGTTTACCTCTCTTTATGTATACATACTTTTCATCAATTCAGTTAGTTCTTTACCAGAAAGAGATTTTAAATCTACGTCTTCTTTTCCCACAGCTACAGTAGAGTTTTGTCCTACCGAATTTGTTATAGAATTAGAAGAAGCTGCTTGGTTAATATTCTGTACGTGAGTATTAACATTTGCTTGCCCGCTTTGAATTTTAGTTTCTAAATCAGACAATCTTTGATTTAATGTAGCTTTATCTTTTTGGGCTTGTACTCTAAATACCAAATTCTCTAACGTTGCTGAGTCGACTGAGTAGGGATTTTGTTTAAATGCTTGTACATCTAAAGCACTAGCCCCTTGTTTACTCGCTTCTTGTGCTACATCGTCTATCATATTGTTAAAATCCGGTACTCTTGACTCGATATATGCTTTGTTTTGAGCAATTTGGATCTGAGTATTGTCTTGTTGAACTGATTGTTGTAATGTATTAATTTGTTGTAACTTTTGATAATCCGCTGCTGTTAAATAATCATCTTTGGAGACTTGAGATTGTAAATCTGTAATCCTTTTCTCTTTTTCTTGAATTATTTGGTTTCTAGCTTTGGAAGCCTCTTGAATTTCCCGAATATAGTTGTCTTTAGATCGATTCCTAGACTCTAAGTTTCCAAGTTGTTTCTTTAGATCTTCTAGTTCAGTGTTCACAGTGGATCCTGAACTATCGTCTTTTGTGGTATCTTCTACCTTTGTGTTTCCCTCTTCGACAGGTTTTTCTTCTGTTTCGGGGGTTACAATATTTGTTTCTGTACTTTCCGTATTTGACATTTTAGTGTCCTTTCTTAGCCACTCTCTTTCAAGGTAGTAGCGTTCTAGTTGATTGTGCAGTCCTAAAAAGGGTACTGCTTGTGAGTTCTACTGTGTAGGGGGTACTTGCTCAGTAACAGCTTGTGGTAATTGTTGTTGCTGTTTAATGTATTCCGCTCGTTTAATATCATCCGGTTGAGACATATCCACTTGTTTGTCGGCTGTGTCTTTTTCCGTTGTAACTTGTTGAGAGGCGAAGTCCCCTAGTGACCGTAAAAACTCATCTTTTCCGAAAACATCGGTAAGATTTAATAAAAATGGTAGGGTTACCTGTGGTGGTAATAGTTGCCCTAACTGTCCAAAAATTTCTGTCCACTCTTTTAGTGCTGTTTGTCTACTTGTCTCACTCTGTATATTCTCGCTAACTTTAATATCGTACTGAGTAAGATCTGCTTGTTTCCATAATTCTGACAGTTTTTCTGGTGAAATTGCTAACCCTGTTTCTGGGTCTTGCACTCCTTCCTGAGTTAAGCTCCTTGAATCTTGTAGGAGGCGATAAATTCTTTCCGGAGTATATAACTTAAGGGCTTGTAACAATAATTGCCCTAGGCGCTGTTTAGATAGCGATAGGTGATCGAAATACGCCTCGTTGCTAGCTAGTAATGCTAGATCGTCCCCCTCTGTAGTAGTTCTTACACCTAACACCTCCTTTAGCTTTGCGGATATCATAGGAATTAGTGATAGAATTTCGTGTGGTGTTTTAATTCCTTGCTGCAATTGTATTTTAGTTAAATCTTCTACCTCTATCGCGAAGCCTGGTTTATTTATATCTTTTAGAAATCTTTCTTTTTGTAATTCTGAAAAAGCTTCGTTCTCAAATAGATATCCGTAATTAGAGGACTTGTTAATAATATCGTTTATTTTTGAGTGTAATTTATTTAACTGTAGTTGTAGATCCTTACCATCTGCTATTTTACCTTTTACAAAATCTCCTGTCCTTGTACCGTATATTGGTATAATGGGTAGAGAATCAAATAACAACTCTCCCTCTTCTACTAATTCATGCCCAACTACTTTATAGCTTTTAATAGTTGTAAATACCTTATCGACTTTAGAAATTCCTTGTATTTTTAATATTTGGCTTAAATCACTAGCGGTAAAAGACTCTCCGTTTAAATACCACCCATCTTGTAAACTAAATAAAACAGGAACTGATCTATAGAACTTCTTTAATAACTCAAACAGTCTTAACTTTACAAATTCTTTATCTTTTTGAAAGAAATCTTTAAATGCATATCGAATAGTTGAAAATTGTCCTATATTTAAATCTATATCGTCATAAGTTACTGATTGTCCTGTTCTAACATCTGTTGAGAAGTCTGAAAACTCTTCTATCTTTTTTGCTGATTTAGGAAACATTGCCATTAATTGGCTCTTAGATAACCATTTTCTCTTTATAGCGTATTCACAATCACTAGCATTTAGCTTTTCGTGTGGCCCTAATAACAAATCAGAATAATCAAATCTCTCTATACCAATTTCTGGTTCAAGTGAACTAGTGTTCAGTTTGATAAATATATGTAAATAACCTAGTCCTGATATTAAAGTGTCTAAAAAAGTTTCTGATTCTTCCGTTTCAAAGTTATTTCTATCTAGAATATTCTTTACGACTTTACTTAACACCTCTGCTAAGATAGAATCCCCATTTTCTACAGGTAAATATCTTAAATCTGTTCTATTTCTTCGTTGTACTCCCGAAATAGAATCTATTATCTGTTTAATTTCGTTAATTGTATGGGCAGCTTGATTTTTACTAAACAACTCGTTTTTAGCCTTAGAAGACCAATGCTGCTCCCCAACATATATCTGATGTTCTTTTTGGGCGTTTCTAATCCAATTTTCTCTTAACACTTTTGAAGAATTGTACATATCTAGGGTCTCTCTGACCTTTTCATCTTTGGTCATACTCTTCTCTGTTTGTGCTTTAAATCTAAATTCTACAGCGTTATGGGTATGCCCGTCTTCAGCGTGTTCTATTACTAATTCCGGTCTCCCGTTAGTTCCTATAACAGGTACTTCTTGCTCTACTTGTACAACTTCCCCTGTTTGTGGATCTTGTGTATCTACTAATTGTAGTTGTGTTCTGACAGTAACATTGTGAATATGTCCGTCTTTTCCTGGAGAAACTTCTCCTATTCCTTGGTCTGTCATATATACAGAATGAGAATGTGTAACTTTGCCTAGTTTAACATCCGACATCTTGTAAAATCTATCTATTGGTTGTCCGAACATATTTCTCCTTCTTTATCTAAAACTTCCTGTACTGCATATTCAAGGCAATAACTGGATGCTTCGCTAGAGTCTTTTACCTCTTTTATCCCAACACAGTTTAATAGCCTATGTACTCCATGATTTAACTCGTGAACTAACAAAGGTATTTCTTTAAATTTAGTCCAACACACAAAAAACTGTATATATTCTGAGTCTACCTCAAAAGTTATTCCTTGTATGTTTTTCATTATAGGAGGAATACCTATATCTTCTCCACCTACTAGTTCGTCTATATCCTTATGCATTTTCTCTTGTGAGCATCCATACCAAACTAAAATCCTTTGCTGAAAGCAAGTATATTCTACTTCCACATAGGAAGGTGTTGATTTTTTCTTACTCATACTATTGCTTCTTCCCCTTCTTTCGTGAGAGTTTTTTGCTTTTAGGTTCGGAGTCTAAAACCACTCTCAATGCATATTCAAGGTAATAACTAGAAAGCTCATCATTTTTTTGGTCTTCTACTATCCCCATATAACGTAACATATTATTTATGCCATGATGTAATTCATGTACCAACATAGGAATATCTTTATTTCTAGTCCAACATACAAATAGCATACTCCCAGAAGATAATTCTACGCTTATCGTTTTTCCATCAGAATCATCAAAATTATTCATCTCAAATTCTTCACCAACTACAGAAAATACTTGGGTTTTAAATGTTTCTACCGAACATCCGTACCAAACCAAAAGTTGTCTTTTTAAACACACAAAATCAACTATAGTCCCCTTACACATATTTACTCTTCTCAAGCTAATAACCACCCATCTTCTTGTGTAACCATCTCTCTTTGTCTATATCTCTCAAATTTATCGTTACTCCTACGTTCTAAAGTAAAAACTTTATCTTTGTAATAAAAAGCCATCCACAAAGAATCTAATAAATCAGGAGATCTACCTAATTTCTTTTTCATATCTCTTTTCTTAATAAACATAATGCGACCTTGGGCATCTGTCGTATATGTTAAAAGAGATAATTCCTGTACTAAATCCTTTTTTATCTGATTAACCCTCGACGATGGTATCTCAGGATGGTCTAGGACAAGGCTTATTCGCCTCTCAACGAACAAATCCCTTAAATGCCATAGTAGTTCATCTCGTATCTTTAAAAATCTCTTCTCGTCCCTTGCTCTCTCTTGACAATGTACGGATATAACGGGTAGCTTTAAACTTTTACAATTGGAATATACCCCAGCACCCTCTCCGATACTATCGATAAAGGTGTGAGATACATCGTTATCTGTAATGTAATTAGCTAGCCAATTGGTAGTATCTGCTTGAGCCATCTTCGGAAATACCCAAAATGGGCCTACCGTAGAGCCTTGTCTAGGACAAAATACTGTACTATCCTTACCTAATCCTGCTGGATCTACTCCTAGTACTTTAGGATCGTTTTTAGATACAATAATTTCTGATTGTAAGGCATCTTCTATCGCTTCTAAGGGTATTACACAGGTAGAATCTATAGGAGGAAAGTTTCCTAGCCTATTAACTTGGAAGAATTCGCTAAATCTACCGTAAGCCTCTTCTTCTCTTTTAATCTTTTCTTGATCTAATCTTTCACAATCTTCGTTACTCCAATGTAGAGTAATCCATCTATCAGAATGTGAATGGTGGGACTCGTAAGAATACCCTGAGTTTTTGATGGGATTAAAGATCATAATCGCAAAGTTTACATCGTCTGTTAATGTACCCTCTAAGGGTTCAAATACTCCGTCTGAGAGCCCTGTAGCCTCTTCCATAACTACCATCATGTGTTTACTATGTTTTCCCCTTAGAGTAGCTCCTTGAGCTTGTTTGTCTGCTGTGTCTTTTGCAGTTAAACAAACTAATGCCCATTCCTCTTTAGTCTTCCCACAATCTGTGTGGTAGATTTTATCTGATTGGACTACTAGCTTCTCTTTAAGGAACGGAGCGCCGTATTCGTCTAGTATAGCTAACCAAACACCTATTTCCTTGATTAAAGATGTCCTAAGCTGCTCTGCTTTAGGAGCAATGGCTGGTATAAGGCTGTAATCGAAACATAATAAAAACCAAATGCAAATCCAAGCTAATACTGTAGTCTTACCTGGCCCTTGTCCTGCTCTTAAAGATATTCCTATTTTTTTAGAGTATTCTATTTCTAAGGGGGAGAGTTCTAATCCCATCTCCTTTTTCCACTTAGACCCAGCTAAAAAGCCTACCTTTTTTAAACAATCTAATTGCTGCTTTGTAACAGTATCTTTAGGATATTCTTTTATTCTATTTCCTACTCCTATTCCTTCGTAAAGAAAAGAAACGGGATCTAGTCTCCATGAACAAAATAACTCCGCTAATTCTTCTTGAGCGTCCATTGTACTTTTTTCTCTGGGAGTAACGCTGTACTGAGATCCGTAAACCGTTCTAGTTTTGCTGCACAACATCTTGAAAATCCTACTCTATGTTTTATGAAAAACTGTTTATTCCCACAAACTTCGCAACTCCCTA